TTCTTTAGCTGAACTGTTCCAGACTTTAAATGAATCTCTGATGTCTTCTCATCACTCTTTCTCTTTTCAAGAGCCAATTGCACCAAAGCATAGGCCCGAAGGCGATCTTGACTCGTCTTTAAGATCCGTCTCTCCGCAACCTGACGGTGCAGGTAAAACTGAAGCAAGAGACTAAAAATCGCTGCCATCAAGAGGGCGTAGAGCAAGACACCAGCCTTAACTTTTTTCATTTTGCATCGCTGGTACCACATGGTAGACATACTCCCTTTCTAGACCTTCTTCGAAATTCAACCGCAGATGAATCAACTCTCCCTCCTGCCAAATTTGGCTAGAGCGAACTCCTGAAATCATAGGCTGATAGCCCCTGCCCTTATCATCTGTTTTTCGGATATCATCTCCTTTAGATTGACCAATGGCAATTGGTTTTTGATCCTGAACCAAGTAGATATGATTGTCCGCTACTTTTTCAAAATGACTCCGGTCCAATTCCACCTGCAATTGTTGCTGAAAAAGTACCCATTCTTCCTGCTTTTGATGCGCCTGGTAGTCCAATTCAGCATGCAGGAGCTTGGTCAAGCCTTGAAAGACCAACACACCCCCACTGAGCACCAAGAGAGCGACCAAGGCTTCGAGCAGGGTAAAGGCATTGACCTTTCCGTTATTCCACATGCAGTACCACCTTCCCTTGATGATAGACCGTGAGCTGATCGGCATCTTTTTCGACTTGAACCTGAATACCATTGGCCTCCAGATGATTTTGCCCTGTCTGAAGCGCCATTTGAGCGACAGATAAGACCTCTACCTCTTTGAAATCCGCTAGTCGCTCCTTGCGCGAACGCCGGATCTCCCCTAACAATAAGGTCGTAATCATGGCAAATAAACCCAAGGCTACCAAAGATTCTATGAGAATACTAGCGGGAACGGATGCTTTTTTTAATTTTCCCATTTCCAAGCGACAGTTGATAGGTCACCACTCCTCTCTGTGTCTGAAAGTGAACATTGGCCAGGGATGAATTGCCACCTGCTCGGTCTAAACGAATAGTTTTAGGATCTTGCAAAATGACAGAATCAGGAATCTCCACCGTCTGGTAAGGCGTTTGAATCTTCCTTGCAGTCACTTCAACATCCAATTCCGTTTGCCTTGCCAGCGCTATTTTCTGGCTTTCTTGATAGAGATGTTCAAACTCTGCAAAAAATACTTTTTCTTCCACCTGCTGAAAGCTCGTCTTGATCGATCCCGATAAGCCCAGATAGATAAAACTGACGATCATCAAGGTCAGAAGGGTCTCCACCAAGGTGAAGGCCTTAATCTGCAACCGCACGAGTTTCTCCACTATTTTTCGCATAATAGGCACGGTAGGACTCTGCTTGTTTGTTGGTAATATTTCCATCAGCAATTAGCTTTGATAGAGTAGCTTGGTCATTGGTATGATTGAGCTCGTACAATTCAGCCTGGCTTTCGACCACCTTCACAACCGCTGCATTTCCTGTCTCTTTCACGGAGTCTTTTTGCTTGGTCAAATTCGGCACAAAGAGCAATAAGAGCACACTGATGATCAATAAGACCACCAACATTTCAATGCAAGAAAGTAAATTTGTCACTCGGGCAAAAATAAAAAAACCTTGCTAAATGCAAGGACACGAACTTTAAACAATCAACTAAATGAGCCTTCGCTCTACTTCGATTGTACGCAATTTATTGACCGATAGCCTACCACGGTCTGAGCCATAAGGAGCGACCCTATAACTTCCGTAGCGATTAAATGACTAGGCACGACTGGTTACGTCCAACTTTCACCCGACATTCAGAAATATATTTTAAGCATAAACATATCCAAATGTTTTATCTGCACATTTTGGGCTACTTGTACTTATCTTTGGTGTTATTGGTCGATCCCTCGACCTCAAGTGCAAAACGGTTTAATTTAGCATTTCTGGTTCGGTTCTTACTGCTACGCAAGGCCTACCCAGATTATTCTTCCACTGGAAGCGTCTATTGTCACCGCCACCGTCTGATAATGGTCTAATTACGCACAACCTCTATACTGCATACACCCTCATTCTTCTTACACTTCATGATCTCTTTCGATTACTCAAAAGAGAATTACTTATCTTTCCGCAATATCTCACGAAAAGCGTAACGGGAATTATGTATACAATCCAAGCAAGGTGTCACCCTATCTACACTTGGTTATTCAGTAGATTGTTTAAAATCCGTGTACAATTATTATAGCACTGTTAGTCGTCTTTTTCAAGTAAATAACAGCATAATTGCCGTTGTAATAGACATTTTTAAAAATTGCCGTTATAACAGACAAAACCACTAGTTGGGGCTAGTGGTTCAAGTAAGTGATAGTATTCGATTATCGTATATATTATAGCACATTTTAAAAAGTACTGCTATCCTTTCGCATTTCAAAGAAAATAAAAAAACGTTGATTTTACAATATTTTTAACCTATTTGGAATTTACTTGGAAAATAAAAAAACGGTAGCATTACGCTACCGCTGTTGTCATCTTATAAAGTTTCTGGCCACGGGTCGTCCGTGGTATACGACATATTTGTAAACCGCAAATCTCCGATATCTCTATCTGTTGGTACCGGATCATCGAATTGTAAGCGTAGCTGGTTGCCGTCACCCGGACCGCCTAAATAGAAAGTGCCAAGGCGCTTGCCCTTGTCATTTGTCATAATACCAAGTTTTGAGCTAGTCGCACGAAAACCGACGGGTATACCGCCGACGTTTAAGATAACAACGTTACGCTCACGGTCTGACCCTTGAGGAACGTAGCTGGGCGCACCTCGTCTCACGATTCCAAACCAACCCCACGATAGACCACCGAAGCCGACCTCTACCGTGGAATTTACACGTCTGAATTCCACGTATGCATTAGTTTGATTTGAGTTGATGTTTCTTGGCTTATATTTGACATCACCAAACAAGACAGACCAAGCGTTAGAGCCAGTTCCAGCGGTTTTCTTGATCCACTTCACCGCTCCGTTTTTAGCCGTTGTATCGGTATATATTGTACCAATATCTGCATTTAGAGCATACGGGAAGCCTTGACCTTTAAGTTCTGTACTGACACCACTACCAGCGCTACGCTTCAACTCTTCCAAGTCATTCTTGGTTGCGAGCTGTGTTGTGTCCACTACTGGTACTTTAGACTTGGTGACAAACGGATCACCACCGTTTTGGAGTTTGGTATCGATCAGAGCGTCCAGACCTAATTCGAGATGCTTCTCTTTGATGTTGGTTGTCATCTGAGATTGGAGCGTGGCATATGTTGGGAATAATCCGTATGCTCGGCCGATTTCCAAGTATTTCGTTTGTTCCCCTTTGATATAACCGATATCCCGACCAATAGCTTGTATAGCTTCTTTTAGTTTATCCATTTGCTACCTCCTTAGAGGGTATTTTTAGCTGTGGTATAAATCTGTACAAAATCAGTATTTTCCAAGTCAGTAAATTTCTGACCAAGTTCAGTCATTTTAGATACGATCGCACTGTCTGAACTTCCGCCAGCTTGGATTTTTTCAGCAATTTCTTTTAAGGTATCCAACTCCTCAGGGACACCTTCTCCCAAAATAGCAGTTTTTACTCCTTGAATAGCCGTGTCCAGTTGTTGTTGTGTGATCCCGCCTTGTCCGATTTCAGATTTATCAGCCTTGTTAGCAAGTGTGGTTTTAATTTCTTTTACGTCAGCACCAACGGTTTGTACAAATTGTGTTAGTTTCTCAGTATTTAGAGTCATATTTTTCTCCTTCAAATTTTAGCTAGATTGTATAATACGGTTAAGTCTGGTAGTTCTTCCGTCTGTGGCCCGTTCGGGTGCGCCGAGATATACTTGTCGATTTCTTCTTTAACGTCGTTTTTGACAAGTTCGAGGACTTGCTCGCTTGTATATTCGTCTGCTGACTGAATAACATCGACCCGGACGTTTTGATCGCTTGGGAATACGTATCCACCGCACACCACCTCGACAAGATAGCTTTCGACCGGTAGCACTTTGGGGATCTTAAACAATACCTTTGAGCCTTGGACCGTTGTCGAAAAGGACGCTTTGCCCTTTTTGCTCGTAAAGTGGATTGTAGCTTCTTGCCCATCGAGATCAATCGGAGTCCATCTCTCATCGTATAATGCAAAACCAAAAAGGGAAGCCGAGTCGCCTTGTTTGACAACTCGACCGCCCTCAAACTGCTTTAAGTTGGTACAGTTTGAGCGATTCATTAAATCACCCCTTTACTCGTAATAGTTGACTAAATCGTCTTTGTCCCAGCATGACAGCCAAACTGGACCGAATTGACCGAACTCAAACAAGCGCCAGTAATAACCGCCATAGTAACCGCCTTTACCCGTATCTGTGATATTGACTTCGTCTAGCTCAAAGCTAAAGTACATTCCAGCTTTAAAATCTTGATCTGCACCGTCTGGCAAGTTGTTGCCGTCTTTATCGACCCAATTCACCATTGACACTGGGATCCCATTTTCGAGCCAATCGAACCCAACTGGCGCGAGATAATCGCACTTGATCTGCCAGATCCCGTGAATATACTTAACCTCATTCGCTTGGTAAAAGGCCTTGTCTTTTGGTTGGACGGCTGTGCTTGCTTGATTGTTGGTTTGAGGTGCTGTGTCAGCATACCGCCAAACCTCGATATAAGCCGGTTTATTCCAACCGTAGTAGTCGTTCCAAGGATAGGTATTGATAGCTTGACCGGGTGCACCTTGTGTCGAATAGTCGCAAGAGATGAAGTATGTATCGTCAATCATGACTCCGACGTGTCCACCAGCTCCACCAGATGAGGACATATCAGCACCCCAGCTCATAAGGACAATATCGCCCGTTTGAGCGTCCCAGTCTTGATTAATACTTACGCGATAAAAGCCGTTGTTTGCGAGTTGCTGGCCAAGGCTTACCGTAGACGGTAAGCCGATGATATTGATCCCAGCTTCTTTCAGCGCTTGCGAGATTGATCCGGAGCAATCAGCCGTGCCATCTGCCCCGTTACGGCTTCCCAGCATGGAATACGTGAGGCGCCCGCGACGGGCAATAAACCAATTAACAGTTGATTGTTGTACACTCATTTTCTATCTCCTATTTCTTCCATTCTTCGTTAGCGCGTTTAACTGCTGCTTCAATAAATGTATTGAGTTCTTGATTTGTTAAATGGATATTTTGCGACTCAAGGCCCTCGATCAAGCTCGTTTTAGCGTGTTCTAGCTTATCATTGCCGTGGATATCCAACTTATCCGCGACTTGCTCTGTAGCGTTGACCGCATTCTTAGCCAAGATCTCGACAATCTCGATCGCTTTCTTACCTCCACGCATTAGCAAGTATTTTTTGATCGCTTGAACCACGATCCCAGTTAAAACTACTAAAATGCTCATTGCTGATGATGTGATAATGCTTGTGATTTGATCCATGTTATTTTTCCTCTTTAATTTCTAGCTCTAAAAAGCGCTCAAAGAGCACTTTAATAGCACCGTTACCGCCTAATTCGACGTAACTTTCATATAGTTTAGACAGCTCCTCAAGTTCGTGCTGGTTAGTGTGTCCACGCTTGAGCGCGTTTTTTAAGTTCTCCTGCAATCGAAAACGCTGGAGCCGTTGTAAGCCTTTCCCGATAATCGTTAAATTCCGTTGGTTATCTTTCCCAATTTCTTCCACGCTAGATACTGACTTCTCGAGGGTATCGATTTTATTCGATAAACCCTCAAGACGTTTGTCAGCTTCTTTGGAAGTTTTCGTACTCTTAAACGAGAAATAACTGGGAATAATCACGACTAGAACGGGAGTCAATTTGTCAACCAGTGTTAATAGGTCCAATTTTACCACCCCCTATTAAGCTACTAGCCTACTGGACGGGTTGAGTTTCAAGCTCTCCCGATGGTTGAGGTGCGTTTTCTTTTGGTTCGGTCCATTTCCATACTGCGAGTTTACCGTTTTGCTCAAGGCTTGCGAGTTGGTCAAGCGTTTCGCCTTGGTAAGTAAACGGTTGATTTACTTGGACCATGACGCGCTTACCTTCGCTAAATTTCTCGATATGGTTCGGATCCTCGATCGCGAAGATCGCTTGCGCTGGATAGGTTGCGCCAGTTTTACCAAGATCAACCAATTCAAGCCCGCGTTTATAGACTGTTGGATCGAGTGGGTTGTCTGTGTCAGTCACACGAGCAAGTACGCTCCATTCTGCCACGTCTTTCACTTTCTGGATCTCTTCGTCTTTCTTCGCGAGTTTAGCCTCGTATTCTTGAGCTTGTACGTGTAAGTCCTCTTGCAATTTCTTCACACCCTCGGCTGGGTTCAATTCAGTCACGACTTGACCAAGAACGGCTTGGATCAGTACTTCATCTGATTCGTTGGTGCGGTCACCGATCAAAACGCGTTCAAAAGCTGTGTAAGGGTTCGCTGAACGGATTGAAACGAAAGTACGACCTTCTTCTTGCAAGTATTTGTTAATGATTTTAAAATCCATGTTTTATTATTCCTTTTCTAATTTCTGTGCTGCTTCATCAAAAAGATCTTTAAGATCTTTGTCACTATCCAAAACGTCGTTAAACTTTCTTAATAGCTCGTTTACGCGCTTGTATTCCTCGTTCGCTTCTTCGTATAATACCTTGTAATTAATGGCTTCTACGATTGAGTTTGCGAGTTTTTGCGAGATCTCATTTACGATTTTATCTACTGTGTTCATGGTATCCTTTCTAATAGTTGATCCTATAAATACCCGGTGCACCTAAACCACTAGATATTAGATGTTGCTTGATTCCTTGGAAGTTATAGTCTATGTTATTCATTTTTTCCACAAGGTACGCGCCCTTGATAACAAGGTCCTCGAGATTCCAAATTTTATTAGTAACCGTGTCTATCGAGATTGATTTCTTATCGTTCGCATTGTACATAAACTCTACTAAGTCACCATAAATATTGACTGCCGTCGTGTTATCGTTCGCGTTCCAGATTTGGATACCGGCTGAACCGTCGTCCATCGCGACTCGTTTCCAAGAGTTTGACATTAAAGCAGTATAAGACGCGCCTTTGCCATTGATCTCTCCTTCACCAAAAACAAGGTATTGTAGTGGCTTATTCCTAAATTGATTTCTAATACCGACATTCGCGTTATTCATTTCCAGCCAACCAGTTTGTAAATCAAAGTCAGTCACTCCATTTAATGACGATAGCTTCCCGCCTTTGATGATGTTCGCTGTCAGACCGTCCGATACAATGTTTTTGGATGATACGTTGATAAGCTGTGCTTTGCTCGCGTCAATTTCGCTGATATGAGCCGTGCCGATCTGCGCTTCACCAATCATAGACTTCTTGATGACTCCGTCTTTGATGATGGTTTTTTCACCAACCGACAAAAGGCCCTCATTGATCCTGATCGACCCGTCCGGGTTTAGATTTAACTGGCCCAGCACGTCGCCCGCGCTGTTTAAATTACGCACCGACCACGACCCGGCGAGCTGTGTCACTTGCGTCCGTGTAGCTTCTGCCGTTTCTTTGGCTTGTTTGGCCTGTTCGGCGACTTGGATCGCTTTCGCTTGTGCGTCCTCTGCTTTCTCTCTCGCGTAGCTTGATCTAGCTGAAGCCTGATCTGCTCTTTCTTGTGCTCCGACTGCAAGTTGTTTGGCTTCTGCCGTCTTGTCAGACACTTCGCCGATTTTTGAGGTTAGTTGCGAGCCCAGCGCTTTTGTTTCAGCAAACGCGTCGTCAAACTGACTTGGTTTGTAAGGCCCAGTGCGCGATCCGCGGACCAAAATAATCTCTTTTATTTCGACCCAGCCATTTTTATCGAAATACGCATAAAATGGTAAGAGCCTGTGATTGCCGAACTCGAAATCTGAGGACATATAAAATGTCCCTTGAAATTCTTTCCATTCGTCAGAAACGGGAGTACTAGCGCGGGCGACTGTGGCCGTAAATGCTGCGCTATTCAAACCGTGGTTTTTGATAACGACGTTGAAATCACCATCAAGCCCTTCGCGAACACGATATTTAAAACCAACCGAATACGTTTCACCCCGATAGATCTTGCGAACGTAAATTGGAAGTGTAAAACCGGACCAATTTGGAGATGTTAGGCCTTGTGCTTTGATCGTAAAGACTCCATCGTTTACAGAAACATTCACACCCGCTCTCGTTTCGTTTACTAAAACGTGCTGGTCCATCGTCTCTGAGTTAACGATCAAATTATTGTCACTAGTGACGTACTTCCCAACTTCTGTCTGGAAGATATCACTGGACATAACCAAACGAGAAAGCCTATCGGGCGCGTCCGTTTCAGTAGTGCCTAAAATTCGCTCGTAGAGTTTATTAGACTCTGTGAGCTTGTTAAATTCAAGCGTTTGTGTTGCGATCTTTCTGGAAAGACCAATTAAATCTCGACCCATGTCATTTTGGACCCGATCCAAAGCGTCAAACTCGCCCTTTGTTGCGAAATTTCGAGATACTTTGGACACAATCTTACTATAGATCGTGTCACCATCAACACTATTGACACCCTCTGTTACTTTGTTTTGTAAGTCTGGACTGTTTAAAATCAGCGTTTTGATCTGATCAGATAGCTTGCTAGTGTCTGGTAACGTTCCGGCTTTCTTTAGGGCTTCTTCTGCCTTGGCGTTCGCTTGTGCGATTGCTTGGTTTGTTGAGGTTTGGGCGTCCGAGATCTGTTTATCAACCTCTTTCTTGACCTTGTCAATATCCTCTGTGTCGATCCGTTTCTCCCACTGAGAGCCGTTCCAGACATACATGCGGTCATATAGACCGTTCTTTTCAAACCAGATATCACCGATTTTATGCTCGCTGTTATCCGGACGGTTGTACCAAACCTTGTTACCTTGAGCATTTAAGAGATAATCTGGCAAGGTGTTTACCAGCCGTTGTTGATTGTTGGCCAGGTCGTCAATCTTACCGGATAGGTTGCTGGTCATTGATGATTTAAAGCCATCACCGATAACACCGACCTCGACACTGTCATTCTGCTCTAGCAATACATCATAGACAATAGTTGTCAGTTTGGCATCTTCACTAGTAAGCCCGATCTGAGGATAATAGACGGGTACGATGTCGCAAAGTTCAGCTTCTTCTAGAATCTGGGTAAGTTTATAATCAAGTGTCTTTGATAAGTCTACATACTCGATTTTAGTATTGATTTTAGGGAGTCCTAAACGGTTATTAATTGCGTATTCTTTGGCAAGCCTGCGCAATTTGTCAATCGTTGGTACTTCCTTGTCTTTAAAATTAGAGGAAAAGTCAACGATCAAAACCCGTCGCTCATTGTATAAGCCGATATAAGGACCGTCTACGTATTTCTCAGGTAGCTCAACTGTGATCTGTTGGCTGGTTGCTCCACCCTCACCAGTCCCTTGATTCTCTGGGGTGTATGTCGCATAAGGATAGACACTGGTATAAGCGCTCTCGATATCTTGGTCATCTTCTGCTCGCAGGATATTGCGACCATATTCCAAGACAATAGGGCTTTTACGCCCTAATTGCTTATGCAGTCTGATAACAGTATTATCAAACTCATATTCACCGCCCCAAACGTCAAGGATTGAGCCTTTAACACCACCCAGCACATCACGCGCCGTCTTAAAGTCTGCAATATTCCAGCTAGTCTTTGAGGTTAGATCAATATCGGACCATGTATCGAACCGAATACCACCCAGGGCATTTAAAGCCCAGATAGCCAAGGCTGCCTGAGCTGTCCCTGTTGCGTTGGTATTATTCCTAATAGCCATCGTTTCGGTCAAGTGACTGATATGTTTTGCATAGACTTTTAAAATGCCAGTACTGTCCTTAAGAATACGCGAGATAAAGAAAGTCTGATTTTTGGTTCTTAAACCAGCATCAGACTTGATCCGCATATCGTTTTTAAACGTGCCAGCAAGCGGGCCACTAGCCGGGTACTCGATGTAAAGAGTATAGTTCCCGTTTCGTTCCCGTGTGACTTGTGCCTTTGTTGCGTCAATCTCTCCCAAACCGTAGGTTTCAAACGCTGTTTCATTCGCGTTGTATAGTATAGGCCTCATAGCTTAACCCCCCAGTTTGGGATCATGGTAACAGTAAAATTCCCGTCCCAGCTTATTAAATTCCGTCCAGAGTCCAAGTAAGGCATCTGGAATTGCGGAGATCTTACGACCTTATCCCAGGCTTGCAAGTTGCCAGAGTAAACTTGGTTAGCTTGCATATCCAGAGTGATCTTATTCTGTACGGCCTTTAACTTAGTCTTGCGTCCGTTGATTGTAAGCGTACAGTCACCAGATCCCACTAGAGTGATGATTGGTTTTGCGTTGACGTTGCCGATGCCGTTGACTGTAGCACCGTTCGAAAGTGTTTGGCTTGTGCGTCCTTGCTTGTAGAATTTGACCGGGTATGTCAAGAAGTTTAACTTGACTTTACCAAACTGTCGCATAAGGCTCGATACCTCAAAGGTTTCTATAAAAGCTGACCGGTAGATAAAATCTGGGTCCCAGGATAAAGTCAAATCTTTATAACCGTCTACATTGAGCCAGTTACTGATTTCACTTTCTGCATCTGTGAGTTTGCGGTTAGAAAGGACGGTACAAGGCAGTTCGATAGTCACTGATTTAAGACGGTTTTTTGAGATCAATAGATCACCATCGCGTCCAGGGACCGCTACTGTTTCTACGTCGCTACCAGTGGAACTAATAATATAGTCACTGGTCACTCGTAGACCGTGAGTAGTGCTTGATACTCCGTTAAATGTAAAACTTCCCATTATGCCATTCTACCTCCTTCCAAGTTTGCATAGTAAGCAAGCTCACGCAAGAGCCTGCGCATATTTTCCGGGCTAAAGAAGTTGTCATTAGCCGTACCGTTTGCGTTGAGTGTGTAGTTGTTGGTTACGTTTGAGCTTGAGCTTCCACCGCCTGCGTAGCCAAAGCGTGTAGCTAGTGTATCAGTAAGACCGCTGACAAGATCACCGCGACCTGGCAAGTTAAAGCCAAAGCCGTCCGTGTATTTCTTACCAGACTCTACAGTCTTGTTTGCAAGATCGGTCATGGAGTCGTCTACATAATAGCCGTATTTTTCAATACCTACTGCCATACCTTCCGGGATAGCGCGACCGACTTGATCTCTAAATACCTTAGATGGCGAGTTGATAGCCAAAGCAGACCGAGCTGCTGCCACAGCTCCGAATGCAATGCTTGATGCTGCTGATGCAACTGCTCCGGCCATAGCGTAGATACCACTCATCATACCCTCACCGATAGACATACCGGCATTATATCCACCGTTAAAACCGCCAGACATACCATTATGTGCTGATGCTTTGAGGTTGCTAGACGCGTTAAATACTGCCCCGTTGTGACTTGCTACACCGCTAGTAACACCAGTACCAAATTGAGATCCGGCATTTCTACCGTCATGTCCTAGTGATCTGACAGATGCATTAATCATCATCTTCATGGCATTAGACGCACCAGTAGCAATACCTTGCGATGAATTAATACCACCACCGATACCAGTTCCGAATTGTGATCCGTACTGTTGTCCGTTTATCGACATCGCGAGGAATTGAGCAGAAATAGCAAGATTCATTGCTGATGCTGCACCAACAGCGACCTGCTGACCTACACCGATACCAATTGCGATGCCAGAGCCAAATTCTGAACCTTTAGCCTGTCCATCGCTGGCCATACCTGCCATTGTAGCGGTTGCGTTTGACTTAAGGGTGTTAGCTGCACCTTGCACGACATCGGACCGGCTTAATACACCATCACCGACACCCGCACCGAGTTCAGCACCTTTTGCTTGACCCTCACCGAACAAATTAGCCAAAACACCTAGAGATGCGTTTTTAAGGCCATCTACTGCTCCCTGGACTGATCCTTGGTTATCCGTGATACCTTGGGCATATCCACCGCTTACTTGCGATCCGCTGTACTTGGCTTCTGTTGGCAAGTTGTTAAAGGCTTGCTTAGATGCCTCTGTGACTTCTGTGGCTGCCTGTTGGACGTCGCCTTTTCCAGACCGTACCCCCTCACTGATTTTTTGCGGGATTTCGCGACCCTTGACTTCAAAGCCTGCATCAGCGAGAGCGCTTCTGAACTCATCACCGATAGCAGTAACCATGTTTTCGATTTCGGGCGGTAACTCTTGTCCTACAGCCCTAAAACCTCGTAGCAGTCCTTCTTTAGCTTTCTCACCAGATCTGTTATAAAGCTCATTAAAGCGCCCTAGTTGTTCATCTGTCGAGTCAACTAGAGCTTGTGTTTGTTCTGCAGCCTTTGGTCCGAGCTTTCTCAACTCTTCCAAAAAACCTTGGTCTAAACCACGACGGGCTAAAGTCTCGAGGTTACCAGCCCATTTATCAACTGCTGCAATGTTTTTCTCAAGGTTTGCACTCAACTGATCGACGGACAAAGCACTTTGCTGTTCGATAGCTTGGAAAGCGTTCTGAACTTCACCTTTAAGATTAGCAAACTCTTGTTGCATCATCTCTACAGCTTTCTTCTGCTCATCGTTCATGGTCTGCAATGAGTAGATCACGCGACCATTCGCATCTTCTGTAGAATTGGCCTTAGCTTCGTTATTCTTAACGATTGTATTCGTTAATTCGTTGTCAGATTCCTCGGTTTTCTTGATATCGTCCTGGAGCTTCTTGACTTCTTCGTTGTATTTTTTCTTAAACTCTGCCTTGGCCCCTTCACGGATTCGCGAGTTACTAAAAGAGCCTTCTTCCACGCTATCAGTTTTTTCGACAAGATCCTGGTACTGTTTCTCAACTTCCTTCATCTTATCCTTGATTTCGAGGCGCTTCTTGGCATTTTCAACCATCTTCTCGTTGGCAGCCTCAATCTCAGCCGATGCCTTGGCAATCTCAATCTGCTTACGGATCGCGTCCGTTGTCATGTTGATTGTGCCTGTAGCTTTATCGTACTGGATGTTCAAGCCCTCGATGCGTGAGTTAAGGGTTTCTGCTGCTGACGCAAGCTCTTTCTTTTGAGCTGCAGTCTTATTCTCGACTGCGTTTAATTCGTCGATCTTCTTGACTAGTCGTTCATTGTCCTCTGCTGTCGCTTGGATCTCGTTTCTACGATCTTTATAGGCTTCATTGCCTTTGTTAACACTTTCGTGTAAGTCATCGAGGGAGCGTTTAAACTCTTCATTCTTGGCCTTGGCTTCCTTGGACGCTTCGCTTTCCTGCGTCAACCACGACACCAGGCCAGCAATAGCACCGACAACCAGAAAGACTCCACCAGAAGATAGTGAGGCTAAAGCCCCAGCGAGTCCAGTAGTAGCACCCGTTGCTACAAGTGATGTACTGGTCAGAGATACCAGGGAAGTGATAAGTGTACCAATTAGGCTACCAATACCCTTGATAATGGATAGACCCAGCATAGCTCCTTTAAAGAGCAATACTGCCGATACGACACCAGCGAAGATTGAAATAAGCGGATCTAAAACAGGTTTGAGAAAGCCTAGTACACTCACTAGTGATTTAACAACTGGAGTAGCACCACGAATGACATTAATAATAATGTTAAAAGTGTTATTAATTGCTTCTTTGATACTATCCAAGTGTTTTGCAATACTCTTACCAGTGACAACCTTGCTCAAGTTGTCAAACTCAGTAATGACATTTGCGATACCTTTTGCTACGGCCAAGACAATATTATTAAATGATGTCTTAATACCCTCGGAGTTTTTCTTTGCCATTTCAGCAAATCCGTTAACTCCTTTATTCAGCTCAATCAGACGCTTACTAAAATCACTAAAAGTTATCTTGCCATCTTGCAAAGCCTTGTAGAGGTCATTTTGTGCCGATGCCCCAGCATAACCAAAAGATTCTGCCGTCTTCTGCAAGGCGTAAGACATAGTTTCTTGCAAAGTCTTCCATGATTGCAAGTCAACCTTACCAGATGATAACATCTGGGTATACTGCGTTAAACCACGACTAGCTTCTTCGGTAGATGCTCCAGATGCAAGGAAAGCATTATTCAGGGCGATTGTTAACTTAGTAGACTGTTTAAGGTTACCAGTCATTGAGGTTAACTTTTGAGTCGTAGCTACGACCGTATCAAGAGAAGTTGGTAAGCCCTCGATACCCTCGGCAAGCAACTTGGTAGATGATGCTACATCTTTTGAAGAGTGCCCCAGCGACTTCATGACTTTCGGGAAGCGTTGCAATGTATCGAAGCGGTCAATAGCCTTGTCCATTGACTGGCTTACAAGGTTCATCGCAGAGCTGACAGCCTTAAAGGCTACAGCACCGACCGAGAAGTTCTTGATTGCGTCCTTGATCTTCTCAAAGCCTTTAGCACCTTGACCGGCTTTGTCACCACCAGCCTTGGCATCTTCACCAGCCTTTTTAAAACCAGCTCCACCGCCTTTGGCTTCTTCACCAGAGGCTTTTACTTTGTATCCAGCTTGTTTAAAGCCTTCACCGCCAGAGCTAGCCTCATTGCTAGCTGACTTAATTTTGTTCGATGCCTGTTTAAAGCCATCTCCTGATCTCTGGGCAAGGTCAGAACTTTCTTTTACTTTCTCACCGGCTTGTTTAAAGCCGTTTCCAGAGCGTCCAGCTAGATCAGAGCTTTCCTTGATCTTCTCGCCCGCTCGTTTAAAGCCATTCCCGGACTTAGAGGCAACCTCTGAGCTTTCTTTGATCTTGTCTCCAGCCCGACGAAAGCCATTGCTAGAGGTTTCTGATAACTTCGCACCCTCGGCCATACGGTCACCGGCACGTTTAAAACCTTGTCCAGCTCTTAGAGCCTTATCACCAGTAGCCTGGATACCGTCGCCTGCGTTTTTGACACCTTGGCCCGATCTACGGGCTTCGGACTCTAAACGCTTCAAGGCATCTGATAACTCTGTAAGTTTGCGCCCATTTACCTGGACGTCAATTACAATTTTTCCATCTGCCATCTATTCATCTCCCTCCTTTCCATCTAATCTATATTTGTTCTGTAGCTGTCTCATTTTGGCCTTGTATTCGCTACTATCGTTCTTTGAGGGCTTCCAGGACCGTATCTCCACTAACTGAGATACAGCCGTACCCTCTGGCATACCATTCAATAGCGCGATAAATTCGGGCCACGTTAGCCGGCCTTGTGCTTCAAAGAGGTCGATATTATACGCTTGCACAAAACTCGCGTATATTTCCTGAGCGTCTACTTCAAAATCAATCAAACGAATATCATCTTCTTCGTCCTTGGCTACTGGCATAGGGTTTCCGTGGCGGTCATAAATCACGCGCTCTTTTTTTGTCCTCAAAAAATGCTCGTCGATATATTCCCACACGGCAACGATATCCTCTGGGTTGTTCAAGGCTTCGTCCGTCATCATTAAAACCGCTGTACGCATCTTCTCGAGATTATTCATAACCTCATTGTCAAACATCTCGAATACGTCCAGCACCAGGTCAAAGGAGCAGTCCACCTCATAGGTGCGTCCGTTCACTTCAAAGGAGTTCTGTATAGGCTCATTTAATTTCATGAGCAATCCTCCTTGTTATTTTTTGCTGGTCTTTTTTGTCTTTTTGGCTTTTGCTTTTTTAACAAAGGACTCAGCAACCGCCCCCGATGCCTTAGCCCGTTCTTGGCCTAGACGGTCAAGCTCAGCGCCCAGCAAAGTATCTACTTCATCAAATGCATGATCCAAAGCGTCAAGATCTGGATAACGTTCATAAAGTCCAGCAAAGGTACCGTCACCAAATAAGACATCATACTTAATCTCCGTCATTTTCTTTTGCATCTCAAAGGCTTCGTCAATGACTCGCTTGTTAATAACTCCTTCTTTGAGATCGTCAAATTCTCCGTTATTGGAACGTTCAATCAGCTCTAACTGGTACTTGTTAAAGCGTTCTGCAATATCTTCCTGGAGCGTTGCGAGGCGTGAGATATTCTCTAGTGATGTATCAAACTGGAGTTCAATTTCTCCGATATTGATAGGGATGTAATTGCGTTTTAATTCGATTAAAATAGACATGATTTCCTCCTTTATGCACAAAAAAGAGCGTCCCAAAATGGAACGCTTTTACTTTTACTATTAGCCTACGACTGCAGTAGTTTTAGGGAGTGAGTTGTAAGAGATCTTACAAGAGAATTCCTCGTAGTTTGCAGCAGCCCCAGAGCCTGCCTTGATTGCTGACACGGTAGCAATTCCGACGTGTTGGTTCTTACCGTCAGAGTCTACCACTTTATGCCAAACAAGGCGATCGTTACCGAGTTTGTACTTCAACCCAGCGATAAGAGCCATTGCTTCATCTTCCTTGTCGTAGGTACCTTTGAATGTGTATGATCCTTTTACAGATGTTACTGTTGTTTCCTCTGTACCGTCACCGTCGTAGTAAGCGACTGATGTGGTAGCTTCATCTGTATCGTCGTCCACATCTTCGATCCATTTTGCAAGCTCTTTGTAGGCTTCTTTTGCTGGTTCAGTCTTTGGATCAGTGACTGGTGCGATAAAATGCCCGCGTAGGGCGTTCTTTTGACGTGCCATGTATTACACTCCTTTGTTATTCAAAATTGTTAAGTTTGCAGTGATGTCCTGCAGATAAATATAAAAACCCTGCTCGTCCCGTTCGTTTAAGGAGGGCTGGGTTGTTGTTAGGTTATTAAAAATATATGAGTTGTTTTGACTCGGTAAAACTAGATCAAACTCGGATAGTGCCTTGTTGATTTCCCAAAGGCACTCACTCGCGACAGTCTGATCTTTTACCTTTACTGCGATTTCAAAGATTAGAGTAACGTCCCTAGAGCCGTCCATATATACACGCTCAATCTTCCCGCCTGGCAATGGATAAAGGACCAAAGAGTCCAACTCGCTCAGAAAGTCTAATGTACAATCTAGCGGTAGACCGAGGGTGTTGATAAAATCGCGCAAAACAACGTTAAAATCATTGTTACTTTTCATTTAGTCAACCCCATTGCTTTCAATCCAATTTCTGCCCACTTGTTACCGTGGTTTGCTGATGCCTTTAGGTCCCAGCGCTTACCAGTTCCAGGGGTCGTGTACTTGCTAAAGCTAAAACTGCGGTACTTGTTATAAGCACCACCGTAGAATTGGGCGCGTGCGTATGGTGTATTGTAGATAATCTGTGAGCCATTGCCTGCCACATGACCGCTAGAGCGTAGCGGGCCATGCAATAAGGGTACATACGGCTCCATATCTAGTAAGGCTTGGTTTGCGATCTCTAACTGCGCCTTTCGCTCCGATGCCTGCGATGTCTTCCGTGTTGCTCCGCTCAAATCTATCGTGACATTGATACCCATCACATCACCTCGATTTCATAGCAAAAGACTTTGCGGTTGAAAGGCTCATAAACAGGAACGATCTTGTTTACAATGTATTCATCGTCGCCATCTTTTACAATCGAGTTACGATATGACGAATCAATCTCTACATCACAATACTGAGGGTACACAAAGATAACACCAGGCGCACGAAATGACGGGTTCTTCTGTCCAGACGGGTTATTTACTGACCCTGGACCGTCAAAGTTACGGTCAAAGCGAACTGGACTTAAAAGAATAGGGTAGGAGAATTCTTCTTTCCCCCACCCGTCTTTCTTACCAGTTGGTTTTGAGATCGTCACTGAGTCAACTAGTGTCCGTTTATCAATAACGACCATATTCCACCCCGCTATACAGAAAACCAGCCGATTTAAGAGCATTAAACGCATCAAGGGATAGATTATACCCGGACGCTGTTTCAGACGCTCTAGAGCCGTTATTTGAGCCATAGGACACCGATGTGCGTCCTAGTGTGGTACTTGATATTGTCAGCTTATCCTCGGCTGTTAAAATGCCCGTGCTATCCAGGTATTGAATCTGGTAAGCAACGGCAAGTTTAACGGCCTTTTTCCGAATTTTATGATCTTTATCAAAATCATGAAACTCGTAAAAATGACGGATAAAGAGGTCAATAGCTAGCTCCGCTCGTTTAAGTAGCTCATCAAATTCGCATGTACTTTCAAAACCTAACTCACGATATTCCTCATGCGTTAAGTATGCCATGATACCTCCTATTCAGAGGCCACCTCTTGGGCCACGGGTTCGCTATCAGAAACAAGAGCCAACCACTCCTCACCAAATGCGAGGCTTGTTTTATGGTTGATTTCTTCTGCTTCTGCAGCCGTCAACTCGTAGACCTTGCCCTCGTCAAAGTTTTGGTCTGTTGAATCGATCAAAAAGTTACAAGTAGCTTTATATTTCGCCATTCGTTACTCCTTGATCTCGTAACCGCTAGTCAAAAAAGCAGAAACTAGATTGGGATCAGTAATGGTAAAGGTTACATCTCCTTTTACCAAAACCGTCTCAACCTGTTCAGCTACTTCTTCTGTTTTAGTTGTTTTTGTTTCTTCTGCCATTCGTTACTCCTTACGCAGTTTTATGTACATAGATCGCTTTCTTCTTGCTGTCAAGGACAAAGGCATCGTAACGGATACGACCTTCTACAAGGTAACCGTTGATTCCTGGTGGGTTATCGTGGATCTTGTAGTCTTCGAGTTTGACAGGGGAAGTGGTTGCGATAGGGTGCGCAATAACAAACGCTACGTTTTCTGGCAAGCGTGAAGTTGGAGTCAAGATAACTGGCAAGCCGTCGATAGCTCCCACTTGTCCTTTGAACGCTACTTCTTGACCGAGGTCAGAGTTTTTAACGAATGATGGATCAAGTTTAATGAGTTTGTAAAACTCAGGAGATACGTGGAGCTTGCGTCCTTCTTCTGGTACAAGCGCATCAGTCAATTTCACTTGACCGTCAAGCACTGCTTCATACGCGTTGTTTTTAGTGACAGCGCCAGTTTTAACGTGGCCGTTGTCAGCGTCAGCACCAGCAACGACTTTTGCAAAACGGTATTTATCAACTTCTGGGATAACCACTTCTGAAAGTTGACGGGCAAGAGCTTTACCTGCTTCCAATGTGCCGTTTGTGTCTTGCACTGAGCGTTTGTCGATTGTAAACGTGAATGAACGGTCTTTTGTAAGCGTCAACGTTTGTACGTTGTTTTCAAGTTCTGCCGCTGTACCGTAACGAGTGTTACCTGTAAGAGCGTAGTCATTCATTGCTGTAGTTGGGATTGAGTATACCTTAACGGTATCTACACCAGTAAAATCAAAGTCCTGGTTGACAATACCAGTTGAGAGGGCTTCTTTGGCAAAGCGCTCATCTACTTTTGCGTCAAATTTAGATGCATAATTAATAGTCATATAGGCTATCCTACTTTCTTTTATTTATTAAATGCTGTCAAAGCCAGCAAATAGAGCTTGTTCTTCCGGGCTGAGGTCGCTATCACCACCAGCGGACGGATTGCCACCAAGCGCGAACTTTGGCTGTGGTTCTTGTGGTTCTTCCTTTTGAATAAAAAGGTAAGGGCTTGATTCCTTTAGACCGTTGATAGTTTCTTCCAGTTTTGGCTTGCCATCTTCTGCAAGCTCGATCTTGTCAAGATCAATAAACTTCATTAGGTCCTCGGAGTTATGCGCTCCCACGTCTTTCAAAGCTAAAGCAACCGCGTTGGTTTTTTTAACTTGCGCAAGATTCGCTTCACTATCTGTCTTGTAGCTTTCAAATTGAGCTTGTAAGTCTTCCAGTTGTTTCTTGGCTTCTTCGCTGGCTCCCTCTTTAGCTTGTAAGTCTTTGATAGCTTGGTCCCGTTGTTCAAGTTGTGTCTTTAAGCTGTCGTTTTCTGCCTGTACCTCAGACTTGGCTTCTTTGATTGCTGACCCGTACGCTGCCATAATGCGCTCAATAGTTTCCTTGTCCTCAATACCTGCATCAACTAACATCTCACGTTTTAAACTCATGTCTAAAACTCCTTCCTGTTTTACGTCCAGTAGACGAATTCGCCGGTTTACGTCCGACAACGAAAGCTCCCAGCGGGGTACGATCCCGCGAATAGGTAAGAAAAAAAGGAGGAAATCACCTATCCATCCAGAAAGGGAGCAAAATAAAAACCGCACGGAATCCCATACGGTTTATAGTGGTTTATAGTGGTTTATAGCGGTCTATTCCTGTTTTACAACTTAATTTCTTCAATTCGCGCACGTTGTTTTAAAATTGAAAGATACTCCCACATAACTGAGCGTTGACGTTTTAATAAATCAATCGGACAATTAGGCTTGAACTCAAGTGTTCCTTTCTCGTATTTGCCAATCATGTAGTCCAATTTGCTAAAGCGCTCGTGCAATTCGTGGTATTCAATCTTGAAATATTCTTTCCAATCTTCCATCTTTTAACATCCTTTCATTTGCTATTTTAAAACCTATTTTAAAGCCATCAAACGCTGTACGATCAATGTTGCGGTGATAATCTAAAAGAGTTTTTTTGTTTTTAAATACAACTCTTTCTAACGAGCGCCTGAATTCGTCATTCATTCTCGGTTTCCTCCTTTGGTTTAAAATACCTTTCCCTTGCATAGTCACGATGCAAGAAAGGTTTATCTGCGATATAATCTCGCAAGGTTGCTTGCTGGTCTCTGATTTTGGTTTTAAACTTACTGATCAGTTCCTGGTCACCTAACTTCTCGGCTACGTGTAGCTTTTCCTTAGACTTGCGAATAGCTCGCTCGTATGCCCTTTGTTTAGACTGCGCGTTAGCATTTCTGATAGCTTCTTCTTGCGTGATGTTCTTAACATCTGGGCCTAACTCTGGGAGTTCGTTGATACCGGGTACAAACGGGGTCAGCATGTGTCCGCAGTTGATACCAAGACAGCCCCCAGGCGTCCCGTAGCCATGATCTGCAAGTGATAGAATACTAATACCGTGTTCTTCCCTTGCCGGGCCATAGGTTACTATGCGATGCTGTAAGGGAGCGCAAGCCTCGCGAGCCGTTGCCTTTTTAGAATAATAAAAGGTATCAATACCCAGCTCGTCCGCTGGCATGGTCCGCATCTCTCGGTAGCTACGCATGACCGTAATTTTAATAACTGTCCTAGCGTAGTTGTCCACTTTCCAATAATGCCCACCGCGATCAATAAAACCTTTAAAGCCTATCTCTTGCCATTTCATGACGGTTTGAGATACAGCCTTGTCATGTGTGACTAGACCGACCACTTGACGGGCCACCACTTCCTGAACCATTTGACGGTAGACATCTGTAACGATGCCAGGAAGCGTGGTATTAATCAAGTTACTGATATCACCGTGCGACTGTTCAAAGTAACCGGCCAGCAAATCCTGTGCGTGCTTAGAATTGCCAAAATCACCGCCTCCGATGTCGTCTAAGAGCTGTTCTTTAGTAGTCTGATAGATTTTAAAGCCTTCATCTTCGATAACCTTACGGAGCTGTTCACGGCCTATTTTAGAATAACGTGCGATTGTGTCCAGGTTCTGCTCATTTAGCATGTGCATTTGGCTCATGCGCTCTAACTGCCAGATATACGGGTTATCAGCCAAAGACTCAGTACCACGCTCTAGCAACCTATCAATCACCTCGTCGAATAGATCACGCGCCATTTGATGATAGATATCACCGACTTGTGATGCGCGCAACTCTAATTGTTCCTCGTTAAATAATACAGGGTACTTGTTACGCGCCATCTAATCACTCTCCATAAATATCAACTTCGCTTGTGCTACGCTCCAGCTCCATACTCTCAGCCGTTTCTTTCTTGATATCTTCAAGCATTTGTTTAGCTTCATCATCTGACAAGCCCAGCGCTTTGGATATAGCGTATTGCTTGCTGACAAGTCCACTTAATAGGGCTTTAGCGTAGTAGTCAAGTTCATTATTCTTATCAACAAAGACACCATCATCAAGGTTTACCGTGATATCGTCCATCTCTGGAATAGGCCCGCTATATAAGCCGTACAACTTGCCAATCTCACAAATAGAGATCACAAGCTCTTTGATAGATTGATCTACAAGGCTCACGATGCTGTTTCTCAACTGGTATGTGTCAGAGTTCTCGGATACAACCTCGGTAGCAGTCTTCATACTCTTACCATCAAACGTAAACATACCAGGCGATACTCCGACCTGCATCTCAAACAGCGCAAGGCCCTCGTTGATTGCCTTGATATAGTCGTCCGAACGGATAGGAGTAGTAAGGTCTGTGATGTTGATAGGTGTATCTTTACCGCCGTCAATCTGCTCATAAACATTCTGTTCTGGATCGAATTCGCGCGTGACTAAATCAGTGTCTCCGTGATGGTCAAACCCGATCCGGACAGTTTGGTCTGGCACTAATACGCGTCGTTGGCCCATTCGCACTTCCCACTTAAACTCGTCATAAGTGGTATTAATAAAGTCAATAGTACTCTTGGCATTATCAAAGATAGACAGACCCAAAGGGCTGTTAATATCTTTGTTATTCATTCCAGGGGGTTTTAGGTAAGTAAATAACGGCCGTGTAAGCCCGTCAAGCGTTACTTCTTCCTCCAGGTCCTCATAGATCTCGGATAGCGGTACACGGTCACCAACGCGCTCCTTTTCGTTTGAACGATACAATTCATTAGTAATTGTATACTTGCCGTCCTTGGACCATTCGTGCAATTCAACCAAAGTATAGTAGATTGTTTCCTTGCCTACTGTTTTTTGACTCTTATTGATAATCGCTGCAGAAGATACGTCCTGTGTATTAGATTGTAGCGGGTAAAATACAGGGGCTTGTACAAATGAAATCTTGATCTTATCATCGTCAACGTATGGACGCATAGCAAGACCACCCAAGGCCAAACAGCTCTCAAGGTAACGCTCAAAGTTCTTGTTAAACCTGTCATTCAGCAAAACCGTTTGAATGAACTCGTTTGTTGTTCCGTTTTCCACGCTTATCTCAGCCTGCTCATTGAATACCAGGCTGGCAATCTTCTTACAAGCCGTGCGGGCAATAGGCAAGTGATTTCGTGTCCGTTGTTTATCAACTCGATTTGAATTGCGGTAACGGATAGGATCCCATTTGCTCTGATAGTATCTCAAGTTCTTTTGAATACGATCGTATTCGTCCTTGTTAATTGCGATTTTAGGATGTTCTGTGATATTGCCTAATGATTGGCTTGCCATTACATATTTACCCCTTTTAAATATATTTCTTATTGATTGTAAGATACTCATTTCAAACCTTTCTCTAGGCTTTTAATCTTAGTAGTTGTGCATTGTCAACGACCATATACTGAAACGCGTCACAAGTGTGATCGTCCTCTTTGATAACTTTCGGGTCGTCGTCTTTTACAGTTTTCTCGTCCCATTGATAACGCTTGTGTTCCTCAATAAAATACTTGAGATTGTTTTCTGTTGGGAAATAATAAAAACGACCATTCGCAAGGAGCGATTGGACGTACTCTGTCATTATTATTTTCTTCTTCTTCGCTACCGGGTGCCAGCGAATACCAAAGTCTTCTAAATACTGATTTCTCAAAGCTCCCTCCGCGCTATCTATAGTCATCTCGATGACTGGTACATTTGGATATTTCTTAGTTTGTTTAATAACAAAGTCATGTAGCTCTTTAGACAAGACGCTCGGAGCTTTCTTCTTAACCTTGCCAGCCGGGCTGTAGTAGTAGTTATCCACAAGATAGAGATTGGATCTGTTAGTAACAACCGCGTGCAAGCAAGTAGTTGCTGACTGTTGGTGTCCTGTATCTGCTGCGAATAGCTGACCGATGACACGTTCTCCGTCCGGTATTTTATCCGCACGTTTAAACAGGTCCATGTTATACACGTTCGTACCAAGGCCCACGGGTTCTCCCAGGTACAAATACCTGTAATAGTCGTAATCATTTGTTTTGATACGCTCTATCTCGTCCAGCATTTGCTCGGTTACAAACCCCAGCTCATCATCAAGATAGCTGGACTCATGTATTAAATACTTGTCCGCTGTCCTTAACGAATCGACCCACTCATTAATCCAGTTGTAAGGGTTACGCGGTGGGTTGTACGACCAAAAAAACTGCACAAACGGATAGTCCGGGTGCTTTTGACGCATGAACGTACTGTTTGACTGGTCAAACTCTTCGGAGTCAGCAAACTCGGCTGCTTCCTCGTACCAAACTGCAATAACCTTTCCGACCTCATTTGATTTCAGTTTCTGGAAATCGTCCTGGCCGTAGAAGTGGAACGTCGAACCCGTCCGTCTATGTACGATCTTATAAGGGCTTTTAGTCCGTTTGAACTGATTAGCCATGCCAAACTTATCAAGCGCCCAAATTATCTTCTTGTAGACACTATCAAAGATTGTCTTACCAACTTTCCGGACAATGATAATCTCTACGCATTGCCCCTGGGTTATCGCTTTAATCATCATAAAGACAAGCAAGAGAGCAATGACCGATGACTTAAACGAGTTACGACCACCCTTTAAAATATTATAAGGTTTTGCTGACCGCCACACGCTGTAAAACTTAGGATTGATCTCTTTACTTAGTTTTATAGTCGGCTTAGTCGTTCGGGATATCGTCGATGATGAGGATTGACTCATCAGCACCACCTCCCGCTTCATCTAACGCTTGGGCCTTACGTTTATTCTCAAGCTCCAGAGCTTTGATACGCGCTTTTTGCTCTTTCTTATCAAGCGTATCCTTGGCACCTTCGCTGTTTACGATTTTAGAAATCAGTTCCATGTGACGTGAACTGCCCTTTAGAGCTTTCTGCATTGCCACCAAAAGAAGCGCTGACTCATAATCGTCCTCAAAACCCATAACCTGCAGTACTCTAGAGAGCTGAGGGTTTGAAACTTTGGAAACAAGTAGGGCTTCAAGCGTCTTTTTCATGTTCGCTTTTCTTTTGCGTGCCTTACCGGAAGCGATACCCGCTTTCCTTGCATTCGCTCGGCGTTCTTCGGGCGTTCGCTGTTCATTTGGTATTAAATTGTCTGCACCAGCCATCGCCTCACTTCCTTTTCAAATAATGTTATTAATTCAACTTAACAGCCGTCTGGCCTGTGTGTTCTTCCCAGCGTTGAATTGTAGCGTCCACATACCGTGGGGCTAACTCCATACCAAAATAGTTACGACCCAAATCTTCACAAACAATCATAGTTGAGCCAGAGCCGTTAAAACTATCTAGCACGTTCCAGCCTTTCTTGCTAGAGTTCCGTACCAGCCGTTCAATCAGTTTCAACGGTTTCATAGTAGGGTGCAAGCCATTTCTGGTTGGTTTATTCTCATTGATGATAGTGGTTGGTGAGTTGGCCTGCATACGCTCGATATACTCGATAAGCTCTGCCTTCGTCATCTTATTCAAATCTTCCACTTCCTCAATGATAGTAGTCAAAGAACGGTCGTTAACAAAGTAATGTGCTGCGCCCTCTTTCCAGCCATACAAGCAAGGCTCATGTTTCCACTGATAATCTTGACGGCCTAAAACCAATGTGTTCTTATTCCAGATTAAACATTGTCGTACTGTCCAACCAATGTCCGAGCAAGCTCCTCTGAAATTGTAACCTTCCAAGTCTGCGTGCCAGATATAAAATGCTCCACCTTCACGCAAAACGGTGTCTGCAGCAAAGAACGCGTCACGTAGGAACTTCCTGAATGACTCATTATCCATGCTGTCGTTCATAATCGTGAGAGCTTCTTCTGTGCCACCCTCGTAGGCCACGTTATAAGGCGGGTCTGTTACAATCAAGTCAATCTGCTGTCCATCTACCAATTTCGCAAGCTGGTCTGGATCAGTAGAATCGCCACACATAAGACGATGTCGTCCAAGCTGGTAGATGTCTCCTAACTTAGCAATTGGCTCCTTTGCTTCTTGGACCTCAAAATCATCCTCTTCAACTTCAGACTCTGGCTCGTAGTAATCAAAACCGAAGTCTTCCATGTCGATGTTCACAATACTTTCAAGTTCTGAGTTCAAAAGCTCGATGTCAAACCCAGAGTTCATAGTCAATTTATTGTGAGCAAGGATATAAGCTCGCTTTTGTTCCTCGCTCATGTGAGATAGACGAATCACTTCCACCTCGTCAAAACCTAACTCTTTCAGTGCCTTGTATCGTCCGTGGCCCTCAATGATAACATTGTTCTCGTCAATTGCTATCGGGTCGTTATTTCCAAACTCCTGGATTGATTTCTTTATCTGCTCAATTTGTTCGCGAGGGTGTAGCTTCGCGTTGTTTTCATATTCGGTTATCTCCGAAATATTGATTTTTTCTATTTTCATTTTTAACTCCAAGCACCAAAAAGAGCGCACCTTAACGATGCGCGCTTCTCGGGTTATATGGTTCTACTTTGTCCTCGTTGACAAAATAATTCAAAGGGCCTAGCCAGTAGCACCAAACTGACATCATCGGTCGCTTTCGTTTTTTTGTTTTTGTGTGGTGCTTTTTATAGCCGGGGCAGGAATCGAACCTACATTATACGGGTGAAAAGTCCGTTACTCTAACCGTTGAGTTACCCAGCAACCTTTTATAAGGAGATACCCAAATGGCGCAGTTCCTATCTGCTTCATCTGATAATACTATAATACCACTCAATACAGCGCTTTTACTGTCAAATTCCTCTCAATTATCTCCCAGAAATCTGTATTCAAGCAATTCCCCAGCCTTATAGGCTTCTGCGAATTCTAACAATGCCCGATCCAGCAATCTATAGTATTCACTTTCCGAATACCCAAGGCTCGGATAAATAGCCTTATCCTGTCTAAATCGTACTCGGCAATATCGCTCAATCAAAATCTGCGATAGATTGAGATCAGATAGCCTGTTAATAGCTGATGCCATCAATTCCAGCTCTTGCTGTGCGCTTACTCGTCTAATCACCATCTGCTCAGTTTGCCGGCTGGGGGAACTCGGTGCGCTCTTTGGTTCTAGCGAATAAGTGGCCGTGACTTTCGGGCTGTATTCTTCCCCCGCTATCCGTAACAGTACGCGGTAGTTCTTGAGTGTATCGTCTGCGTTCTCCTTTGTTTTATTTTTTAGCACTTCACCGAAAAGCATTCAATCCCACCCTTCCATTCTAGAAATTAAATCCAGCGTTTCTAATTTACGCTTTAAACGACGCTCTCGCTTGCGTTCTTCATTTCGTTTATAATTATGATTATCTCTGTAAAATCGTTCAACCAAGTCCTCACTAGACCGCCCTGGGCCTACTTTATCAAGTGACTCTTTCATACACTCGTAGAGCAAGTCAGTCTCGACGAATCCTACAAACTTCGCGATGATTGCAGATGATGGCATTCTGTTTTACTTCTTGTATTTCTCATATCGCGCTCCGTCCTGGTAAGCATTATTACTTTTCGCGCTTTTGAAAAACTCGTAAACAGAATCAAACTCAGCTATCGCTTTGTCCGCTTCCTGGAAAAATTCTTTTTTCAATTCCATCGTCTTCCCCAGTCTTAATTGTGATTAGTTCAGCATTTTTCATAATAGTGTCCATAATGAACTGACACGATTCTTTTGGTGTCATATCACCCTCCGACTCCATTCTCATCTGCCACCTCCTGTAGTTGCTGTGCCATACGTGAATTATAATCATTGTTCAATTTATTTATAATCACGTCTTGCATAACATTTTTTTCTTCGGCTTTCTCCAGCTCGTCCTTTTGCGTCCGGATCGTCTGCTGCAGATCGCTGTTGCTCGTTTCGAGCACCCGTACTCGTGCGTTAAGATTGACGCATACGGCAATTAAGACAAACAGAATAAACGAAAAATTCGCACGTATCAGCTTATCATTATTCGTCATTTTCTAACCCTTTCTTTTTTCTACTCAATATACCCACGATGATTGCACCTATAAAACCAATTAACCAGATAGCACCGATAATCAATTCTACGATGTCCGATAATGTCAAAGCAAAGATCATTTTGTTCCTCCTGTGATTCGATTTCTTTCTACTCTCAGTTTAAAGCTGGTATCATCACCAAAACATACCAGCGTTGTTTCTTCTTCCCACTGACTTCTCGTGTATGGGTATCTGTTTGGTCGTGTCATGTTTACTCCTCATTCATTTCTTTAAGGGTATCCCACATACCTTTATGTAGGTTTGTGATATTCTTCATGTACTGCTTTCTTGCTGGAATACTCTTAAAATCCCACCATTCAGCACCATCATACTCATAACGCTCAATCCACCAGTCTTCACCAACTAGCACAAGGTCTTTTGGTACATGTTGAGCACCATAACCAGAATCATAATTTGTATCCCTTGCTACTGTTTCAAAGTTTTTTCTTGTGATTTCAAAATCATCACCTTGAATATACAAAATATCATCCAGTGTTTTATCATATTTTTCTAAAAATTCTACTGTTTCATCTAATAAATTTGTACTCATTCTTCCACCTCTTTTACTTCAAACAACGGGCTATTGAACACTTCTTCAAACCCAGCTTCTTCAAGCTCCTTGCGAGTAAATTTCGATTTTAATCTACTTTGTAAAAAACCTAAGAAATCCTCATCTGTATTTCTTACAAGATACTGATTTACAGATTTGATCTTAACTGTATACTTTGGTTCTTTCTCGACTGTGTAGCCGAATTGATGCATATTGACAAGGATTTGAAAAGGTTTTGTGTGACCATGTACTATCCATTCTTCAAAATCGCTTAATTCTTTCCCACTAAAAAGATCTGGCATCCGATCAATACACCTAAACAAGTTTCCTTCAAAATCATCTTTGTTAGCTTCGTACCAGACCGCCACAAATTGTGGCACTTGGACTTTCTGCGGTTCGTCTAGTTGTTCGATCATATCAATAAAGGATTTTTTCCCCATTTGAACGATAGATACATATTCCATTTCTTCAAAATTTTTAATCAATTCCTGTTTATTCATTTTCACACCTTCTCAACTTCCATACCTTCGCAATCGAACACCCAGCCTAAATCTAATTTTTCAAGATCAGATTTTGTAAAATTAGTTCTAAAACTTGGATCGAAATGTGGACCTAGATCATCATTGCATAAGTATTGTTTCGTAGCTTTGAACTTAACTGTATACTTCGGTTCTTTCTCGATTGTATAACCATTGATCCAAGCTTCTGCAAAGATATCTACGTTTTCTAACTCAAGCCAATCGTCAACCGCACCTCTTGGTGCTTCGTTGATTGCACCAGCGATGTTATACCCGTCTTCTTTTGCTTGCACGATCCAGTCAGCAATAAACCGTGGGATCATTACTTTCTGTGTTTCATCTAGTTGTTTAAAGTCTTCTATAACTCCGTTGATTGTAACGATTGGAAAAGCATAAAGCTTTTCAAAAAGATCCTCGTACTTTTTAATCAATTCCTGTTTATTCATTCTTAATTCCTTTTTCAAAATCAAGGGGGAATAATCCCCCTCACATCAGTTTTCCTTTTTCTTCAAAACAAAGGCCAGGGTAGCTACTGAGATACCAAGTGCAACAAGTGACAATCCAAGATCTGATCCAGTCGCAGGCAATACCGCTGGGGCGCTGTATGCTTCGACTGTTTCTTCAGATTCGTTTCGCGTGATTTTCGCGTGATTTTCCGCGCGATTATTGATTTTCACTTCTTCGGTTTTCGGTGTTTCTTTTGGATCTGGTGTGTTTGGCTTGTCTTGCTTTGGCTCTGGTTTTAGTTGAGGTTGGTTTTGTTTTGGTTCTGGACTTGGTTTTACTGGCTCGTCTGGAATTTCAAGCTCTGGTTTATCCAACACAGGAGCGTCGAATGGTACGACTCCGCCTTTCCATTCTGGTTTGTCAATCTGGGGTGCGTCAAAAGGTGTTGTACCGCCTGTCCATTCTGGTTTTTCAAGCACCGGAGCTGGTGGCATTAACGGAATATCTTTTAAATCGATTGATGGTTTTTCATATTTTGGCGCGTCATTTGGAATTTCCCAGACTGGTTTATTTTCTCCGGACGCGTCCCCACGGCCACCCACAAGTTGAACGTAGCTATATGAAGTAGCTCCATCTGTTTCGGCTTTGAGCTCGACTTTATTCGTCGGGTTTGTTGAGTCCTTAACGGCATTAATCAATTTAGTCTTGTAATTTAGATAGATCATATGATCGAGACGATCCATTGTGATTGTGAAGCCATGATCTGACTTGCTGATTGACTTAACCAAGTCCATAGCTGATCCCTTGTCAACCCAAGGATCTACGCTTTCGATATTCTTAATCTCAAAGTAGTTATCAATTAGTTTTTGGTTTTCGCTCATTTCGTCGATGATTTTCACATAGTTAAGAACTTTTCGTGCATAATTGACGCGTACAGTCCAGTTAATGACTGTCGGGTCTTTTTCATCTTGTGAACCCCACTTAGAAAGGAGCTCATCTTTTCCAATCACTTGCTCTTTTCCGATTTGAGCCGTTACGACTGTGCCGTTAAAATTCGCGGTTACTGGTTTTCCACTTTGGACTTTATTAGTCCATTTTGCGTCCATCTTAAGGCTCATTTGTTTGTTTAGTGGGTGGTTTTTGAAATAGTCGTTGAAAACTGTCGTAACAGTCCCGGCTGCGCTGTCCGCGGTAGCTTGACCTACGACGGCATTTTCTGGATTGTGTACGTCAAACGTGAAGCTAGTTTGAAAAGCTACTTCCTCTGGAAGTGTGAACGTTACTTTGTCCCCTTCGTTAATCGCGAGATCGTCTGGGAAGTGTACGTTCTTATATTCCACGCTAAAGGGTTGATACTTCCCTGTACCGTTTGACTGATCGACAACGACTTCCGGGTTCTCTACTTTAATCACATCTCCATTTTTGCTAAACTGCGTAGAATTTCCTCGTTGTTGGTTATCGTCGCTTGTGCTTCCTGGATCCGTAGCTCTGCTTTCAGTAGCTAGTTGTTGATCTGATCGCGTTTCTGTGTCATGATCGTTTTGAACGCTTCCGATTTGACTAGTTGTAACTGAGCTAGTCTTATCTCCTGTTCCAGTTGTTCCTTGTACTTCATCTGCATATACTCCTTGTGCCGTCGCTACTGTCGCCAATACTGCTGCTGTTGTCAAAATAATTTTCTTGTTCATTTTAGTTTTTCCTTTTCTTTTTTGCTTTTTTATAAATCTTCTTCTTTCACAAAACTACCCTCGACCCAACGACCTTTTCGGTCCTTGATCTCGTTGTAAGCTAGCTCAAAACAATCCACGAAGTCATAATCTAATTTATGCGCGATAGCTTTTAAATAACTGATAATTCGGTACAAGTTAAATTTAGCAGTCGTTTTCACTTCGTGCTTGCGAGTAAACTGAAATTCACTCGCATTCTCGATCATCAACTCAAAGCAATCTTTAACATCGCCCTTTCTGGCTTCTACCGCTTTAATCATGATCTCAACCGGATCAAGTTCAATCATCATTGCCAAGCCTACGACAACCACGGCACAATCTCCGATGCTGTCCTTTGTGAGTTGCTCTTTTTGCTTGGCATACCCTGCGCATAACTCGCCCAATTCTTCAAATAGCTTGAGCGTCTGTTTAAATATATCTCCCTGCGTGATATCCCGATCCAAAAACCACTGCTTAGTTAGCTCGGTTAGTTCCTCGATTTTATCAATATCCATCTATCAAATCCCCCTCGATTTCTTTTAATTTCTTGTCTATGGCCTTAATTTCTTTGTGTAGCCATTCGCGATAATTCGCGCTATAGTGATGTCCTCGCGTATTGCTGATTGTTTTAAGTTGCAGTTCCTCGCTCAGCCGTTTCTCATAGATCCGTTTGGATCGTAGCAAATTGTCTTTTTCCATATCAAATCCCTGTCACTTCATGGATATTTAATTCTATTCTGTAATTCTTATTTCCGGACAAGCCACCATGCTCAAAGCTCACCCGTTTAATAATGTTAAAGTTATCATCCGTCCAGATTTCTGCATCTGTCAGCCCGTCCAATAATGCCTTGGTAGTTGGCGACCAGTTCGGAGGATCGTACTTGCGCTTAGTTGGCGCATATACGATCACTCTGACCTCGCACGGCTTATCTTCCGTGTATGGCAGTCCGAAGTAGTCCCTCAATACGTTCATGCCCTCATAATGGGCCAGCTCCCTCAGAAAGCGAGTGATCTTGCCTTTCTGCTGGTAGTGCAAGCGGTCATTTGCAGAAATCATCTGCTTGCGTGTTAGTTCGAATTTTAAAATGATTGGCTCATTCATCTTTTACAACCCAAGTAGATCTGACAAGATTTTCTCAATCTTTACATTTTTCTTTTCTTCTTCAGTCGGTTCTTCAAGTTCCGATCCATTTTCCTCTGTGATCTCGTATTCCGCTTTCACTTTAACAAGACGTCCATTTACCGCTTTGGCAATATTCTTGATTGATTCTGTTGTTTCATCATCCGATTTTTCAAAAATCAAGGCAAAGCGAACATCATCGTGAAAGCTCGCACGAAACGTAAGGGCTCGTTCGTTGTTTTGATACTTACATAAAAATCTGTTTGTTCCTTTTTTTGCGATAGCGTAAAATTCATTTTGTTGTTTCATTGTTTTTTCTCCTTTTTTACATTTTTAAAATGGTAAATCATCATCTGAGATGTCCATAGGGTTTGCGTTCATTTGTGTCTGCCGTCCAAAGTCTGGCTGGCTGTAACCTTGCGACTGCCCACCTTCACGATCTTTCCGACTTTCCAAAAGCTGGAAGGTTTCTGATACAACCTCAGTCACATAAACCCGCTGTCCTTGCTGGTTTTCGTAGCTTCGTGTTTGGATGCGTCCTGTGATTCCAATCAAAGCTCCTTTCTTTGCCCAATTTGCTAAGTTTTCTGCTTGCTGACGCCAGATCACACAGTTGATGAAATCGGCTTC